CGCTGCCATAGCGTCCCAACTCGACGACGCGGGAATCACCATCCGTCGCCTCGACTCTGCGGACTACGGCAAGGCATGTGGGCTGTTCGTCGACATGGTGGGCGAGAAGACGCTCAGGCACTTGGGGCAGGACGAGATGTCGGACGCCATCAAGGGGGCCAAGCCTCGCCCACTTGTCGACCGCTGGGCTTGGAGCCGCACGAACTCGCTCGTGGACATCTCCCCGCTCGTCGCCGCCACGCTCGCGCTGTATTCGGCCGTCGAGAACGACGTCGGAGAGGTGGCGATCTACTTCTAGGTGGGATTCCTGCGCGACACCTTCGGCCTCATCAATCGCGAGGAGCCCGTCCCGCTCGAGGGCACCCGCATGGATCTCTTCAACTCGATCATCCCGTCGTGGTACGCCGAGAACGGCATGTCGACGGGCGCGTGGTTCCCCGGAGACGCAGCTCTGGCTGAGCGGGTATGGGTGGCGAACCGCTGCATCCAACTCAACTCGCAGCAGGTCGCGGCCATGCCGCTGCAGTGGAACGGGCCACCGTCCGCGCTCGAGCCGATGTGGGTGTCGAGCCCCGACCCCAATCTGTTCCCGAACGGCATCGGGGACGCTCTGCACACGATCGTCACGTACCTCTACGGCTACGGCTATGCCTGCGCGTACATCACCGACTTCTACTCGGACGGCTTCCCGCGAACGTGGACGGTGCTCGACTCACAGTTCCTGGACATCAAGTTCGGCGAGACGGGAGCGCGTGAATATCGCTACGGGCACGATCGGATGCTCAACCCGCAAAGGGTCATCCAGATCGACCGCAACCCGACGACGAAGGCGCACGGCACCTCCGCGCTTCGTGCATACGCGCAGAACGCGTGGGGGCTGCTCGCCGCTGGCAACCAGTCCATGAACGTCAACAACGGCGGTGTGCCGAGCTCCATCCTCAAGTCGTCGCGCAAGCTGACGAAGGAGCAGGCGACCGACCTTGCGACAGCCTGGGATGCCGCTACCGCCGCTCGCGCGGGTACGCGCATCCTCCCGCCCGAGCTCGAATTCGAGCAGATCGCGTTCAACCCGGCCGACCTGTCGCTTCTGGAAACGCAGGAGTTCAACGTCCGGGTGCTCGCTACTGCCTTCGGCGTCCCCTCGGTGCTTCTGAACATGGCGCTGCAGGGCGGTCTCACCTACCAGAACCCGCTCGCGCTCATGCAGATGTGGTGGCTGACCGAACTTCGCACGACTTCCAAGCGCATCATGGATGCGTTCACGGCACAGGCACTACCGCGGGGGCAGTGGGTGTCGCAGGACGCCACTGACATCACCGTCGAGGCTTCCATCGAGGCCGAAGACGACCCGCAACTCTCACAGGTCGCCAAGGCGTCACCGGCGCAACAGCCGCGGCCGCTCACAGCGATTGGAGGGACAGGATGACGCACGGAGTCATGGAGATTCTCAACCGCAACGAAGAGCAGCGCGAGATCGAAGAGGCGCTGCTGATTCGTGAGTTCGTTGCAGCAGACCTCGAAGTCAAGGGACGCACGGTCGACGTTCGCGTGGTGCCGTTCGAGGAGGTCGCGACCGTCTCAGACCCGCCTTACGAGACGACCTACCGAGAGCAGTGGATGCCGGGTGTGTTCGACCACCAGATCAACGCCGCCAACCGCATCCACGCCCGCTACGGACATTCGCAACACGTCATCGACGTCGTGGGCCACGGCATCTCGCTTCGCCAAGAGGGCGACGGCTATCACGTCTCGGCCAAGATCCACGACACGCCGCAGGGCGCTACTGCGCTCGAGCTCCTGCGCGATGGTGCGCTGCCCTGCGTGTCGCTCGAAGCCGTACCGGTGAAGTCGATGAGATCTGTCGCAGGCATCGTTCAGCGGCTAAAGGCAAACCTCACCGGTTTCGCATTCTGTCGTCAGGGCGCGTTTGCAGGTGCCCAGGTGCTCGCGGTCCGAGAAGCAACGGTCATCGACGAGCTCGCAGAGGAGTTTCAGCTTCCTGACATCGACCCTGACCTCGTCGCCCGCGTGCGCGGCTTGGGCATTCAACTACCAGCACGCTTCGAGGCGCACCCCGCAGAGACGGACACCCCGGAGGCATCCGGCACCCCCGCAGAAGACGGCACCCGCCACACCCCGGAAGCACACGATACGGAGGTGTAGGCACATGCCTGCAACACAGAGTGAGCTACGGCTCGCGAACCTCGTAGACGAGCGGGAGCTCGTGCGGGGCAAGCATGAGTCCAAGCTCGCGGAGATCGAGACCCGCGAGGACAAGTCCCTCTCGGAGTCCGATCGGCAGCAACTTGTCGCGTACCGCGAGCGAGCCGCTGAACTAGACGGTGAGGTCTCGGACCTCGCTGAAGAGATCAAGCGGCACAACGACTCCGTCGAGGAGTCGAAGGCCATCCGGCGCGTTCTGGCCGGGACGATGGCCGACGGCGTGGAAGCCGGCGACGACGGCGTGGTCTATCGCACGATGGCCGCGTACGCCCGCGACGTCATCCTGACCGGCAACGGCCGCGAGTCGGGCAAGATCGCGGCGCAGCTCGGCAACAAGGACGAGCTACAGCGGGCAGCCGAGAGGCTTCAGATGTTGAAGCGCCTGCCGGCGAACACGCTCTCGTCCGACGTGGCGGGGCTCATCCCCGACCAGCACATCGCGCAGATTTTCCAGGTGATCGACAGCTCGAGGCCGCTGGTCGCAGCAGCCCCGTCGACCGGCCTGGTGCGTGGCACGCTGTCGTACCCGCAGGTGGACGCGTCCCCGGTCGTGGCTGTGCAGGGCACGGAGAAGACCGAGGCCGGGAACACCGGGATGGACGTCACGATGCAGACGGCGACCGCATCGACCTACCTAGGCGGGGGCGACCTCTCCTGGCAGGCGATCAACTGGTCGACGCCCGACGCGCTCGACCTGTGGTTCAGGCTCGCCGCGGCGCACTACGCGCTGATGACCGAGACGGACGCGGCTACGGTCGTCTCGGCTGACGCGTTCCTCAACAACATCGCGAGCCCGATCGCAACGTCGGCGGACTTCGCGGCGTTCATGGCGGGTGTCGGTGCGGGTTACTCCGAGGTGTACGCCAACTCGGGTCGCATCGCCAACACGCTCCTGATCGCGCCGGATCGTTTCGGCTACCTGCTCGGCATGACCTCGGCTGCGTTCTCGCAGTTCGTGGACGTCGGCCAGGGCAACATCGGGCCGCTGAACGTCATCGTCTCCCGCGGGCTCAACGCCGGCGAGGTCATCGTCGGTGACATCAATGGACTCCTCGTCGCGGAGACGCCCGGTGCGCCGGTCGAGCTCCGAGTCGTCGAGCCCGCCATCGGTGGAGTCGAGGTCGGACTCATCGGTGCGTTCGAGGCGGTCATCGTCGACAGCGGATCGTTCGCCGCAGTCTCGACGGCCAGCTAGTAGGGCCAAGCGTGGGGGCGGAGCGGGGTTCGCTCCGTTTCGCCTCCACCACTTTCACTGACAAGGAGACGAGATGGCGATCACCACAACGTGGTACGGGAATGGCCTGCTGTACCTCGTCGACACGCCGGCGGACATGGAGACGGTGACGGTAAACCTCGCCCTCGTCACCGACGCCTATACGCCGAACCGTGACACGGACGACTTCCGCAACGACTTCACCGCATCCGAGCTCGCGAACGGCAACGGCTACACGACGGGCGGCGTGACCCTCACGGGTCTCGCGTGGTCGTACGACGCAGCATCCGATCAAGTGCGGCTCGACTGCAACGACCCCTCGTGGACGTTTACGGCGGCGAAGACCTGGCGCTACGGAGTCGGGTACATCGACACGGGCGGGGCCGACTCCACTGACCCGCTGATCTTCCTGCTGACCTGGGACTCGAACCAGACCGTCTCGACGGCGTACACGCTCACGATCGACCCGGCTGGGCTCCTGTATCTGGACACCACGTAGTCATGAACCTGGAACATTTGAAGAGACGGGCGGTGGCGATCGAGCCACCGCCCCACGTTCAGGAATGGCTACGGCTTGCAAAGGAGCAAGGTTGGGAAGGTCCGACAGCCGCTTTCGGCCCGTTCCGCCAGATGCTCGACGGGGCGATCTGCCTTGCGAACCAGACGGCGGTCACGGGTTCGGTTGCGGAGCAGGCCATGTTTCCCGTCGCCCAGTATTCGGGCTTCGCGGCCAACCAGCTTCGAGCCGGGCAGATCTGGCACCTCACCGCGTTCGGAATCCTCACGACCTCGACCTCGCCGGGGAACATCACGATCACCCCGCGCTTCGGCACGTCGACATCGGGCACAACTCTGGTTGCCTCGGCAGCCACGGCCCTAGTCGCCTCGCAGTCGAACATTCCTTGGCGGCTCGAGTACGACCTCATCGTCCGCACCATCGGCAACGCGGGTGCGAACTCGACCGTGGTCGGTAGCGGGATGTTCACGGCGGCCGTCGCGGTCATCACTGCCGCGACGGGAAACACGTTTCCGTTCGGCTCGACGGCTTCCGTGTCGGTGGACACCTCTGTCGCCTCGGTGCTGTTCATCGGCGTCACCTTCGGGGCCACCACGGTCTCGATGACGACGCT